CAAGCTTAGAGACAAAACCTGGGGTTTCAGCAGAAGCCTTCGATGATGGAACGGCCACAGTCATGGAAGATTCCGCCGATGGTGCGTGGGCCGGCGCAATAGACAGGAACCCTGGAGGACTGGCGTTAGGGTTTAAGCCATGGGATAAATGGGACAAAGTTCTTTTAAGAAATTCTAAGAATAGAATTAAAAAGATTTTTAAGAGTTATTATAATTCTAGAGATTTCAAGGCCGGCAAAGTGGATGATTCGGATATCAGTCCAGGCAGCATGGTGACTAATGCGTTTAAAGAACGGTTTAAGGCCCCCGTGGGACAAGACCTTCTTCCATTTTGGAAACAAAGAATGCTTCGCACAAATCCATTCAATGCGAGTGGAGAATTGTGCGAAGAAAAAGATTAGGTGATAATTACAAATAGAGGTGAGAAATTATGGCTTCATTGGGTGTAGCTCTTCCGTTACAAATAGATTCGGCTGATGGCTTCAGAATGCTTAAGAAGATTAAAGAGCTAGCCAAGCAAAATTTTAAAATGCTTATATTGACTAATCCGGGCGAGCGCGTCATGGAACCAAATTTTGGAGTTGGCATTAAAAGATATCTTTTTGAAAATTTTGGACAAAATACAATGGCAGAAATAGATAGCAAAATTAGAGAACAAACAGGAATTTATATGCCAGCAGTGAATATTCGTAATATCACATTTGGCAATAGTGATCCTGATAACAATTACTTGGGTCTTGTAATAGAATATTCTATTCCAAACCTAGGAATAGAAGATTTATTAGAATTAACTACTTAAAAAATGAGGGTTTTCAATGGCAGACGAACAAAAAAAAATAGTACCGATAGACTACACTCATCGCGAGTTTAATACTATTCGGGATGATTTGTTAGAAATAGCAGAAAGACTTTATCCGAATACTTTTAGGGATTGGAGCGAGGCATCTTTCGGAGCGTTGATGATAGATGCAGTAGCCTATGTGGGCGATCAGCTCTCATTTTATCTAGACTATAACGTTAACGAATCCTTTTTAGATACAGCTTATCAATACAGTAATGTTATACGCCATGGCAGAATTCTTGGATATAAATTTCAAGAAAACCCATCATCTTATGGCACTGTTGCCATGTTCATATTGGTACCAGCATCTAGTGTTGGTCTTGGTCCAGATATAAATTATATTCCAATTGTTAATAAAGGAGCACAGTTCACATCTGAAACCGGACTAAATTTTGTTTTAACAGAAAATGTGGATTTTTCAGACACTTCTAATCCTGTTGTGGTGGCCACCGTTGATAGCAGCACTGGCGCGCCAACTTATTATGCGATTAAAGCAACCGGAAATGTAGTTTCTGGTTTTTTCTCACAAGAGCAAATGAGAATTGGCGCTTATCAGCAATTTTTAAGGGTAAGACTATCAGCAAATAATATAGCAGAAGTACTCTCTGTCGTTGATTCCGAAGGAAATGAATATTTTGAGGTCGATTATCTTGCACAAGATATGGTATTGAAAGAGATTGCTAATACAACCTATAAAGACGATAACATACCATCTATTTTAAAGCCGTTTTTGGTATCTAGAAAATTTGTTCTTGAAAGAGATGGTATTAATACCTTTTTACAGTTTGGTAGTGGGAAAGCAGGCGAATCAAATGTAGTGGCCGACCCCCAAAGTGTTGCGATAGATTCATTTGGAAAAAGTTATGTAACAGACATAACGTTTGACCCCACAAGGTTAACGAGAAATGGAAATTTTGGCATTGTACCATCAAATACAACCTTGACGGTTACATATAGAGCTATTAATGCTGGAAATTCTAATGTTGCCACCGGTGGTTTAAATGCTGTCACAAGCACAGATATGAATTTTGAAAATATTGATTCTTTGGCAACCGCAACTGTACAAAATGTTATCAATTCTCTAGAAGTTTCTAATGAGAATCCCATCATCGGTGATATTTCGACGCCATCCACAACCGAAGTTAAAAGAAGAATATATGACACGTTTCCAACACAGAACAGGGCGGTCACGCAAGCTGATTACGAAAGCGTTACATATAGAATGCCTTCTAAATATGGCTCCATAAAAAGATGCTCTGTACAGAAAGATCCAGATTCACAAAAAAGAAACCTTAATTTGTATGTCGTTTCAGAAGACAGCCTAGGCAAGTTAACGACCACCAACAGCACTATCAAAAATAATTTAAAAACTTGGTTAAACCAATATAGAATGATTAACGACACTATAGACATACTTGATCCATATATTCTCAATTTGGGCATTGAATTTACTATAAAAGCCACGACCGGCGCCGACAAATTTATTTTATTGGATGCCGCTGTTGCTGCTTTGACAAGCGAATTTGGTAATTCTTTTTATATTGGCGAGCCATTTTATATTAGTGACGTTTATTCTACATTAAAGAATGTGCCTGGTATTTTGGATGTTATAACAGTGAACTTAACGTCTAAAACTGGAGGAAACTATGGGAACTCAAGCATAGATATCAACGCAAACTTGTCGCCAGACGGGACTTATTTAATAGTACCGGCAAATGCAATTGTAGAAATCAAATATCCCGAAACAGACATTACAGGAAAGGTTGTATAATGCCCCTTAAGAGATATACAGCATCAGCTGACAACACCATAGTTAATGCTTACGAGCGTAATTTAAGAACACGAGGGACAGGCGCAAATGCTGGTGCTGCAGATGTATTAGAGACCTTTTCAATATACGGACGCGTAACAACAAGCTCACAAGAGCTTTCCAGAATTCTTATCAAATTCCCTATTACGGATGTTTCCACAGATAGAACTAACGGAGTCCTCCCGGCTAGCGGGAGTGTTAGTTTTTATTTACGAATGCACAATGCAGAGCATTCTAAGACAGTTCCAAGAGACTATACACTATCTGTGCTCACCGTTTCACAATCATGGCAAGAAGGAGTTGGCTTAGACCTAGAGGGTTATCAAGATTTAACATTTGGCAATGAAGGTTCTAACTGGATGAGTGGCTCAAACACTGCCAATACTGCTGCGTCTGCAACGCTCACGGCTTTAAGCAAAACAGCTGCCCAAGCAAACACCAGAACGCTTGTTATTACAGATGTTGAAAGTAATTCTGTTACATTTACCATCGACAACAGTATTTCCACTTCGACCGCTACAAAAATAGCTTTTGGAAATGCAAACAGTAACGCATCACAATTTGCCACAAATATTGCAGCTGCCATAAATGCAGCAAATACAGATGGAACATTGAACATCACAGCGTCTGCTTCTTCTGCGACAGTAACTTTAACAATGACTTCGCCTAGTATTGTCGCTATATCAGATATAGCCGGCACTGCAATCAGTGATAGTGTTATAACCGCCGCGAGTCAATGGTCCGGCGCCGCCGTATCGTATTGGACAGATATCAATGGTACTTTGTTGGCAGGCGGTTCTTATATTACAGGCGCCGAGCCTAACGGCGATCAACCCAACGCCGATGTCGATACTGAAATATTTGTTTTTAACCAGACTCTTACAACGGGGATAGAAGACCTTGAAATAGATGTGACTCCTGTTGTGGAGCAATGGATAGCGGGTACGTATTCGAACAACGGGTTTGGAGTTCGCCTATCTGCTAGTTATGAGGCTGATATTTCCGGCACCGCCGACCACTTAACCAAGCGCGTTCCAGGGCAGCTGGACTTGGGACAAGAGGACAGCACACAAAGTGTTATTTATAACCCCAGCGGCTCAACTAAATCATATTATACTAAAAGATTTTTTGGACGAGGAACAGAGTATTTCTTTAAACGACCAGTAATCGAGGCCCGTTGGAAGTCCACGACGCAAGACGACAGAGGAAACTTTTTCTTTAGTAGTTCATTAGTGCCGCCGGCTGAAAATCTTTATACCATATATTTTTACAATTATATCCGCGGACAATTAGTGGATATTCCTAATTTGGGAGCTGATGAGCGCGTATACGTTAGCATTTATTCCGGCTCTACTGGTGGTTTTTATGGTGATCAAGGTGGTGGCGATGGTGATGATCTGGCACCTTCTGACATACGACCCTCGGGTTCGCCCGCGGGAGTATACGGATCGATAAATAATACCGGAAGTATACAAGTTCTGTCTGCTGATGGCGATGGCGGCGATAACGCCAATGTGCGTACGAGTTATCCGACTGTTGTAACGGGCGGTA